TCTGCTATCATGCATGTTCTTTCTGCGGGTAACTAGCCATCAACCATTCACTGATTGCGCTGGCATTGTCACTTAATTTAATCAAGTCATACTTGCCACAGAACTTTAAGAACTGTGCGCCAACCATGGGCATGTTCTTGGGCACTTGTGCGGCTGCTATAGTTTCTGCCATCTTAATCTTTATCGCATCTGGTTGTGCTGTTAGATCTACTAGGACACGATTACGTTCATAGTCATCTAACACACGATGTTCGATGCCATTGTGATCAACCCAACGCTGTAGCATCATGTTGTTCCAATTATAACCTTTCTTATCTTTGTCGCTGTAGGCTTCTTCGAGCCCAACTTTGTTTTTACTGCCTTTGGTGCGCACGCCTGGAAATGCGGAAAATACATTGTCTGTAGGATCACCACGCATACACTTTTCAAAAAGTATAAACTGTGGGTTAGGAATCTTCTTAGGCTCTTTAGTCTTTTTATCAATGACTGGTTTGCCTTTCTTATCAAAGATACCTTTTAGTGTATGGAGCTCATCGCTGATACCATTGTATTGATTAACGTTGTCTGCTAAGAGTTGATAGAAGTCTGTGTCACTGGATATGATAGTATGATGATCATCTGGATGACTCTGAATCCAACCTGCGATTAAATCATCAGCTTCTAATTCACCGTGTTGGAGGACACTACAGTTTGTCTTTTCTGCGACAAATGTTTTTAAGTTATCAAAGGTTTCCCAGAATAACTTATCTTCTTCCGCTTCGCCTTCAGTAAGTGCCGCACGGGCAACACTACGGTTTTTCTTATAAGGTTCATAGAAGTCTTTGCGCCAACTGCGCCCTTCTAAACAGAAGATCACATGATCAGCTTTTTGATCACGCCATGATTTATTGATTGATGCTAGGGTTACGTGGATAGCAAAACCCAGCTTGTCCCAAGTATCACTTTGGCGATGTGCTGAATGTCGGGCTCTGAAGAATGTGTTTGCGGTGTCTACAAGTAAGTATCTCATTTAGTAATTATACTTTCATTTATGAGTTTTGTCAATCGATCTCCCCACGCTTGATGCGCATCAGCACCAAAATGAAAACTATTTTTATTGACAGTTTGATATCCTAGTTCACTTAACCAATTCCAATATGTTTCTTGTTGCGAATACGGATCTAAATAAGAATCTCCCCAATCTAATTTGGTTACTTCGGACCCACAAGGTATTGCACCTTCTTTAAAAGACAGTAAATTAGAAAAAGTATTAAAAAATAAATGAGGTATTTGTTTTGATATTAAATTTTGGTGTAATTGCCAAATACGTTCTTGCCAATATTTACAATATATATGTTGCTGAGTTCGAGTGACGACCCATTTTTTATATACTTCTGCTATTTCTTTTGGTAAATTTGCAGAGTTCATGCCAGCACTAAATTGATAATATTTTTCACCAAACATCCACTCTTGTCGTTCCCAAGTGGCCCATCCTATGACGATCAAATCAGGTGTTGTTTTTTCTAAATATGAATATGTGGTTCTTAAAATACGAGTGTTGCTGGAACCACTTTCTGCATCACAGGTTAATTTATAATCTAGATTATTAGCTAAGACTTGACCGTAACTAGCTTTTAAATTATCTGGGTGATGGGTTTTTCCCAGATGTCGATAGTTGATATCCTCGTCTGCAAAACAATAACTGTTAACAGCTTCGGCACCAGCACTATGACTGTCGCCATTAACATACAGTATCAACTTACTTCCGTTCTGCCGTTGCCTAGATCACGGCGGTTACTTGGACGATTATCTGGATCAGCCTGTTCTTGTTCGTAATTCTCCAAGACGACATTTTGGCAAACACTGCGAAACCAATTGTCCACTAGGTCTTGATCTGTTTTACCTTGATAGCCGGCACGGATTAAATTGGCTACGAATTTATCATTCCAATCCAATTCAAAATTGCCCGCACCTGGATTGTCTTTATCAATTTCCATGCCAATGACTTCTACCCAAGGTTCGCCAGCATCAGTTGCTAGTTCTTTTGGAGTCTTTTTAGTTTTTTGAGTCTTAATAACCGGATCTTCGGGTTTACTACCAAATAAACTATTAATTAATTTCTTTATCATTACATTTCACCTTTACCTAGTTCTCGATCCATGTCAAGTTCCATATATGCTTCATCTATTAGATAAGAATGTGCTATTAGATCAACATATTCATCCCACCAGCCTTTAATTAAATTCCACATATTAATCCTTGAATAAATCTACAGCTTCCCATGGTAAATTATCTTTACCAAAGTGTCCGTAGTTAGTTGTACTACTGTAGATAGGGCGGAATAGATCAAATTTATTTATAATGCCCTTTGGTGTCAAGTCTACATTAGTAATTATCCATGAGGTAAGCTCACTATTATTTCCGTCACTGTCAACGTAAACACTCATAGGTTGCTCTACCCCAATAGCGTAAGCAAGTTGAACAATAGCATGTGTGGCCCGGCCGCTAGCCACGATATTCTTAGCTAGGTAACGAGCCATATAAGCTGCACTACGATCTACCTTGGTAGGATCCTTACCAGAGAAAGCACCACCACCATGTGGGCAACTACCACCATAGGTATCTACAATAATCTTACGTCCTGTCAGGCCTGTGTCACCATCTGGGCCGCCAATGACAAAACGTCCAGTTGGATTGATTAGAAACTCTGTTTCAGCAGTAATAAGTTCTGCTGGCAATACCGTTAAGATAATTGCTTTTACCTGTTCTCTGACCGTGTCAATATCCGTGTCAGCTGAATGTTGTGTTGAACATACGATTTTAGCAATATGATTAATAGTATAATCATCATTGAATTCGATGGTGACCTGTGATTTAGCATCAGGTCCTAACCAAGTTGCTCCACTCTTACGGACAGCAGTTAATTTTTCTACAATCTTGTGACTCCAGTAAATAGTTGGCGGCATATAGTTGGGTGTTTTATTAGTAGCATACCCAAACATCAGTCCTTGATCACCAGCACCAAATGAGTCTGTGCCTAGAGCAATGTCTGCACTCTGTCCATGCATGAAATTTTTAATGTCTACAGTAGCCCAATGGAATCCATCTTGCTCATAGCCAATGTCACGTATGACACGACGCACAGCATTTTCAACTTCCTGACGATTGTAAATACCTTTGTATTCACCAGCCAGAATAACTTGATTAGTTGTCACTAATGTTTCGCAAGCACAACGATAGGCAGTATTGCCTTCTCGCATCATTAAATCTAATACTGCATCACTAATAGCGTCTGCTACTTTGTCTGGATGCCCTTCACTGACACTTTCACTTGTAAATAGATAACTCATTTATTTTCCCCAACTGTTACCCCAAAGATCAACATGTAATCTTGGGCTGTAATAATAACCACGACGCATAGCTTCATCAGCTACGTTAAATTTATTACCATCATAGACTTTAACTACACCGCCTACTGGCATAATGTATATAACACCTTTGAACTTGGCCTTACGGTATTCTGATACTGCACGATCTACCTCATCAAAATCGCTGGGTTTCTCAACTACAAACTTAAGATATGCAGTACCAACACGTTCATAGCTCTTAACAATCTCAGGTTTAATCGCATCTGTCCACGTTTCACCTGACGCACTTAGTTTAGCACTTACGCTGAATGTGATCTCACGGCTACCACGATTCCAAAGTTTTAGATACTTAGTAAAGTCTTCATGTAGTTCTTGGGTACCATTTGTTTCAAATGTTAGATTCTTTAAGTTATACATATCCTTGTGACTTAACAACTCTGGATAAGCACGTTGCCAACCCAACAATGGCTCACCACCTGTGATAACCAAATGTGTGTCATTACCGTTAGGCATGATCCAACTGTTGCCTGGCACCAAGTCCAACATGCGTTTAACTACGGCACCAGTTTCTAATAAGGGACTAAAGTTCTTAAATCTAGGATCCCAACTTGCGTAACTATCACATCCAGTATTAACCAATGGAAGTTCTTCATATATACGATATTTTGTAGGATCAATGAATTCACGTTCTGTGCTCATCTGTGTGCGATCCTTCATGCCAAATCCACCACAGGTAAAGTTACACCCAAACGTTCTTAAGAACACACTAGGCACACCAATAAAGCGTCCTTCACCTTGTGCTGAATAAAATATTT